GATGCTAGGTATTGCTTTATCGTCCACTTGGGTGATTGCAAAGATTTTCAAATATGCTTTTAAGAGCTTATTTGGTGTCGAAGAACCTGTGGAGCGACAAGATGGATACCCTCTTCATAAATCTAAAAACAAAGGTAAGCCTAAGACTAAGTTGCAGAAGGCACGTTATGTACTAGCTCAGGGTGGAGGAGATGATCCTAATGCCCAACAAATTATCGCAAAGTTAGTCACTCGTAACGTTTGGCGTTTCACTATCCCCACTGGAAATAAAACTTCATATCAAGGGTGCGTTTTGGTGTTACAAAATGATTTAGTCCTTATGCCTGAGCATTACCTTAACAGGTGGATGGATATAGTGAATGGGGATGAAGATGAAGGTATTGAACCAGATCATGATGTCCAAATTACTTTCACCAGTTGCACCTATAAAAACCATCAATCCAATGAGAAGAAAAACCACACTTTTACACGTACCTTAAAAGATATGCTTAACACTTTCGATGAGGATGGTAGGTATAACTCAGATTTCATCAAGATTACCAATAATATTGAAGATGACGTCGGCGTTCTCTACATCCCTGGGATCACTGGGCGAAAGATTTCATATTTGTTCAGATCCCGAGATCAAAAACTCCCTACACAACATAAAGGAACACTTGGGCTTTGTAATAGAGATTTCGCACAAGTTTATCATTCTAGTGCCTATAAAGTACGTGACAATATTGTTTATGCAGACGGTTCTTGGGGCTGTGAGAAAGCTCTAATCTACGATATACCTACAAAGATGGGTGATTGTGGTTCTCCGTTTGTCATTCACGACAAGTCTTCTGAAGCCAAAATTGCTTCAATCCATGTAGCAGGTATTGGCAACCAACAAGGTATTGGTTGTGTGATTGACAGAGAAGGTGTCGAAGCTGGAGTTCGGACTGCTTGCCAAATGTATGATATAATGATTGATATTGGTTTAGAATCAGTTCATCCTGATGTTAAGAAAATGATAAAAGATGATATTGTAGTAACACAAGGTGGGCCAGTTTATGAAGCGAGTGCTAAGCCAATCCCGCAAGCTTCAAAAACTAAGTTAACTCCTTCACCCATTCATAATCTTATTAAGAAGTATCCTAGTGCCAAACTTCCTGCCATGCTTAATAAGAAGAATGGAGTAGATCCAATGGTAAATGCTATGTGGGGTTATGGTGTTTCGAACATCAGACCCAACATGCATTTATATCGTGCAGCAGTTGATGACTACTCAGAATTACTGTTTTCTTCTACCTACAAGATAACTCCAGAGTTCAATCGGGTTCTTTCTTTTGAGGAAGCTGTTAAGGGCATTCCAGGTGAGGAGTTCTTGGATGGAATAAATCGGAAAACTAGTCCAGGATGGCCTATGAAGCATATTCTTCAAAAGGGCTCAAAAAAAGCTGCTTTTGGTGAAATAGATTACGAATTTTCATCAAAAGATTGTGTTATTGTACGTGATCATGTTGCCCATTTGGAATCTTGTATTCTAAATGGAATACGTCCTTATGTAGTGAACAATCATTTTCTAAAAGATGAGTTGCGAACTGCCCCTAAATCCATTAGTGGTAAAACGCGGCTCATATCTTCTGCAGATCTTATATTTTCAATTTCATTACGCAAACACACTTTAATGTTTTGTGCATTTGTTATGCGAACCCGGATAGAAAATGGGATCTGTATTGGTGTTAACCCTTATAGTGATGAGTGGTCAGCTTTGGCTGCGTATCATGGTGGTAATGCTCCTAATTACCGAGCTATCGCTGGGGATTTCAGTGGATACGATAAATGTCTTGCCCCTGAGGAGATTCGTGCTCTTAAACCTCTTATGGATCGCTTTTATAATGATTACGGTAGCAACACTCACAAGATAAGGAGTGCTCTTATTGACGAAATGGCACACAGTAGACATCTAGTCAATGGTAGGATCTATTCTTGGATGGGGTCAAATACATCCGGAAACGTTATTACCTGGCTAGTTAATTCTGCTTCAGGCAATTTTTTACATAGATATGCCATTGTTAATAATGCTCCTAGGAAGATTACCACATATCATGATGCTCGTGAGTTTTTAAAAGAGATGAATAAGTTTGTTCGTATCAGCCAATCGGGAGACGATGTTCTCCTTTCTGTTCAAACAAACGGACCCTTTGATTTTATCACTCAGCAATATTTAACTGAGAGTTATGAAAAGATTGGTATGGTTTTCACAGATGAAGACAAAAGTCTCACTCAGGAAAATCAAGATAGAAGGTTGGACCAATGTACCTTCTTGAAGCGCCATTTTTATCAAACTCATTATTTAGGTAAGCGTCGTTGGATGGCTGCTTTGTCTTTGGACACTATTCTTGAATCTATACAGTGGACGAAAGATCATGATTTAGATTATAAGTTTTGGAAAGATAATGTGAAGCATATGCAGATGGAACTCTCTGCACATCCCAAGGAAACTTATGATGAGTGGTTGCCAAGAATACAAGCGGCGCTAACTGCAGTAGGATACGAACGAACTGTTTTAGACACGAGTTTTAGGAGGGACTTACAAGATAAGTTCACTTCCTTGGAACTTGTATTCTAATTGTTCCTAATACAGACCTGGTGGAAGTCGTTAAAAGACACCTATTTTCCAGTTTACCATCTTTTTGGAAAGTAGTATTAAGGTTCGGCAAAGCTTGACCAAAGTTGGGTAAATGTTAGATGGATTCCCGCCATCATCATTTACGGGTTGTCACCATACATAAGACCCCCCCTGAGAAAGCCACTCAATGGGTCTAGGCAATTCATTGTCGAGTGGGATATTCACTGGAATCTGAGTTGGGTCCAGTGTTGAACAATACAACTTACTATGGAAAATAATAATAGTGTCCAGTCAGATAATGTTCCCGGATCGACTGTGAAGAGCACTATAAATGAGGGAACAACTGAGATGATCGAGACCACAACAGTTGTGGAACCACAATACCCGTCCAAACTTCAAGAAAACATCAAC